GTTGCAAGACAAGGATTATGTTTATGAGTCGCACGTCCTACCGCATGACGTGCAGGTCAAAGAGCTGGGAACTGGCAAGTCTCGGCTCGAAACGTTGGATTCGCTAGGGATAAGGCCCGTGACAATAGCACCAAAGCTAATGGTCGATGATGGAATACAGGCAGTGCGATCCATGCTCGGGCGATGCTGGTTCGATGAGACTAAGTGCAATCGAGGCATCGAGGCATTGCGGCAATACCAACGAGACTTTGACGAAAAGGGCAGAACGTGGCGAGGCAGGCCTCGGCATGACTGGACATCACATGGCGCAGATGCAATGCGCTACTTGGCAGTTGGATATCAGAATCAGGCATCGAGCTGGGGCGATCCAATCAGGCGTAACTTGCGAGGGATAGCGTAGTGGGCAAGATTACAGGTTTACTTAAATATATGAGTAAGGCGCAAGATGTCGTCGATGCATTAATTAAAAAATATAATGTCCCCAAAGAAGTTGCAGAGGATGCAGTCCGTAACAATAAATGGATGAACCTAGAAGGCGCGTTGATTGATGAGCCGCAAAATACTAGAAAAGTGTACAAGCTGCTTGATCAAAAACGTGACAGCGAGTTTTATCCATTGTTTGTTGGCGCAGATAAGCCATTTGTTAAAGATGATTGGTCGTATGCTCAATATATGAGTCCAAACCAAGCAGGAAGAGTTGATGCTAAATTGAGCGGAGGAAAAGGGAAACCGGGTCTTGCTTTCCGTCCGGGCATTCATTCTGGAGCAAATCCATTTGCTTTGCACATTGGTAAAAAATTAATGAATCCGCCGCAAGGTAAGCCGGATTTTCGTCCAAATAATCAAGTCTGGGGAGAGGTATTAGTACCAGATGATTACGATTGGTATAACGAAGCTATGATGAGGGCTAAGTTAACTAATAAAGGAAATATAGATTTAAAAACGGCGGAAATTAAAGATCAAATTCCATTTGGCGGAACGTACAATTACAATACAAATGCCAATGTTGCTGGAGACTGGACGATATCTGACAGGATGAAAATTAATAGAATCCTCGATCCAGACGAAGTGGCATGGATGAATCGGCAAAATAAAGTTTCTGATTTGCCATATGTTCAAGACTTAATCAAAGCTGCCCTCAATAAAGGGCAAGGAAATTTATCTCAAAAAGATATTACTAAAAGTGGTTTTGACTATTTAAAAAGTCGAGGCCTGCTCGACTTAATTAAGTACGAATAGGGATAGCGTAGTGGGAAAAATAGTAAAGGCTACAAAAGGATTGCTAAAATTATTAGATGGCGATGTGTCGATACAACGTCTGATAGACACTGGATTTTTAGATTCTGCGCTTGCAAAAGATCCAAGTTTTGTCATGCAAAAAAATATAATAGATGGAGCAACAAAAAGATACAAAGAAGCAAGGAAAAATAATCCTTACTTTGATGAAAGAGAAAAAATTGCAGAGTCAAATGAATTTAAAACTAACTTTGTTGAGACAGATTTAAAAAGAAACATTATTAAGGCTGAAGATTTAAAAATTGGCGATACGCTTATGCCAATAATGGGAGATAAGAGTCTCCACGGAACTTCTAATATGATTGGAGGCGTTCCAACAAATGTCAAATCAGAGGCAGGCGCTGATTTTGTTTACACAAATCAACTTGGAAATAATCCGGGTTGGCGATCAAATATAGGTGGCGCAACTCCAGTTCAAACAAGAGCTGGACTGCTTGCCCAAGAAACCGGAAACGCTCCATTAGCTATGTATGTAAACATGGGTGATGAAGCTACTAACTTTGCTACGCCAATTGTTCAAAATTTAATTCAAGAAATTAAAGATAGGCCAATTACTCCAGCGATGGCAAAGTTATTTGATGAAGGTGTTAGAAGATACTACAAAGGTGGTAAAGGAAGGCCGCCTTTCCTTGGCATTAATCATCCTGACTTTGAAAATCAAGTTATGGGCGTAAACGGTTTTGCAAATATTGGAGAAATAAGGAAAGCGGTATACAAAGCTATGAAATTAAAACCTGTTCAAGAGTCAGGTTTTCCAAATCCAGATCAAGTAATTGCAGCAGTTAATGATCCAAGGCTTGTTGGGCCTGAGTTATATCGCGCTGGTCGCAGTATGTTTAGAACTGATCCAGAAAAGCCTGTTGTATATAATCGAGACAACAGTGGATATACTCATGAAATTGCAGCAAAAGAGGGCGAAGAAGCATCACTTGATACTTCATACTCAATGGAGGAAATGTTTCGAGATGCATTTAAAATTACAAGTGGAAGAAAAACTGGCGACAATAATCCAGATATTACGACTCCGCCTCAACCGTTAACTATAAATCAAGCAAGAAAAGCAATTATAACAAACACAAAAGATCCAAATATGTCTCAAAAAGTTGATCAAGAATTAATTGATGACTTAATGACGATCAGAGAAAAGAATTTAAACAGAAGAATGTTTGCTGGAGGCGGAGTTGTTGCACCACCAACTGCTGGATTGCTAAATCAAGACTTCCAAGGCGATCCATTAGTTGGCATGGACTTATCTCAAGTCAAAGGCGATCAAAGGCCATTTTTGCCGACTGTTGGCGAATACGGCAAGTCTATGGTAAGAGGAGCCGCTACTGGAAGCATTGATACGTTTAATGCACTTGAGGATTTAGGTAGGAAGCATGGATTTATTCCTGATAATAGCGCATACATTCCAAAAGAAGTTAGCGATAGGTCTGGGCAAACAATTAGAAATTATGTTCCTGACTACAAAGCAAAGTATGCTACAGATAAAGAAAAATCTCTTTTTGAGATGATAGGATCGTTCTTCGGAGCTTAAGGATAATTATGGCAGTTACATCATTTAAAAAATTGTTTGACATGATTGGGATGCCGGTCACGAAGCAAGAGCGATCTTTGTCCGGGATGGATCAAAAGATTAAGGCTGCAATAAAGCTGCAAAAAGATGTTGGACTGACTGGCAAGCACGTTGATGCTTACATTAGAAGCGGAACTATGGAAAAAGCTGAAGAAGCTGGCCCAGAGTATGTGCGTCGAGCGGAAAACATTTTAGCCAACAATTACAATTCAAAGTTGGCGAATGACGTTCGATATACCAGACGCGGTGATTCATTTTCATCATTGCCACCAACTGAAGCGCTTGATCCATTAATGCAAGGCGTTATGGACGTTGAGTCCTTTGGCGGCAATCCAACTGCATTGCAGGGCGCTGGAAATGAACTAAGCAATGCTTTATCTCAATTACAAAATTTGTCTATTATGCAGGCCTCAAGAGTTGGAAAGGTTGCCGGGGCAACGCCATTTAGTAGTGGCGCTTTGGGCCAGTTTCAAATTATGCCTAACGAATTATTACCGTTAGCTGTTCGCGCTGGTCTTGATCCGATGAAAGACAAGTTCTCGGAAGAAAATCAACGCAAAATGGCTGAGTTTCTTATATTGGAAGAGAAGCGTCCAGACCGATCAATGGGAGAATTACTAAAAGATCCAAGTGTGCCTATTGAGGCGGCACAACGTGCTGGTGCTAACATATGGGCTGGGCTTCCTAGCGTTGGCGGCAAATCTGCATACATTGGATTGCAAGGCAACGCGGCTAATATGAGCGAAGCGGAATATAGACGTTTATTACAAAAATCAAGACAGGGATTACTAGGGACGATGATGCCATGACAATAACAAACTACAGCACACTGCAATCGACAGTCGCCGATTATCTTAATCGCAGCGATCTAACGGCAGTTATACCGACGTTCATTCAGTTGGCGGAGTCGCAGATCAATCGCGATATTCGGCACTACAAGATGGAGACTCGATCAACTGCAACGATAGATGCCGGTGATCAATACTCGCAAGTGCCAGCCGATTGGATGGAGACGATCCGTATGAGCATACAAGGCACTGGCACAACCGTTGTTAATTTAATATCTCGAGACGCTATGGCGGATAAACGTGCTGGCGCTGAGGATATGGCTGGTCGGCCTGAGTATTACGCTCATGCAGATGGGCAGTTTAACTTCTATCCGACGCCAGATGCGGACTACACGCTGGAGCTGTTGTACTTTGCTAAAGTACCTGATTTGGCGTCAAACAGTGACAACTGGCTGTTAGACGACTCGCCAGATGTATATTTATATGGATCGCTAATGCATTCTGCGCCATACTTGCAGGAAGATGCACGGATCACAGTTTGGGCGCAGTTGTATTCAGCGGCGGTTGCAAGATTAAACGAATCATCAGACCGATCTAGACATTCTGGATCTGGATTAAAACTTAAAGTGAGAGGATTAGGATGAGCTTTTCAAATTATTTAGAGACTGAGCTGTTAGATCATGTCTTTACAAACAGCGCGTACACTGCGCCGTCAACATTATATTTGGCGTTATTTACTGGCGCGCCCGGCGAGGCTGGCGGCGGAACAGAGGTGTCTGGATCAGGATATCTTAGACAAACTGCCGCATTTACGGTATCTGGCAACGAGGCAACAAACTCTGCATCAATTGAGTTTCCAACTGCTACTGGTAGCTATGGCACAGTTACTCACGTTGGCGTGTTTGACGCATCAAGTTCCGGCAATTTGCTTTGTTATGCGGCGCTTTCTGCATCAAAAGCAATTGAGTCTGGCGACGTTTTTCGTGTGCCAGCCGGAGATTTAGACATAACGCTTGATTAAGGACTGATATGGCTCTAGTTGTAAAGGATCGAGTCAAGGAAACAAGTACAACGACCGGAACAGGCACGTTAACTCTTGCCGGAGCCGCAGACGGCTTTCAGTCTTTTGCCGCCGTTGGCGATGGCAACACGACATACTATGCAATTGTGTCAGGCAACGACTACGAGGTTGGGCTAGGTACTTATACGGCCTCTGGCACAACGTTAAGCCGTACAACAATATTAGAGTCGTCAAACTCTGGCAGCGCATTGAATCTTGGCGCTGGGACAAAAGATGTATTTGTTACTTATCCTGCAGAAAAGTCGATATACGCCGACTCAAACGATGATGTAAACGTTCCGGCAGACTTAACGTCTGTTGGTGGCATTATCTCTGGCGCCATATTTGAGCATACGCATACGATTGCATCAAATTACACGATTACCAGTGGAAACAACGCAATATCCGCTGGCCCATTAACTGTAAATTCTGGCGTTAGCGTCACTGTGCCGTCAGGATCTAGCTGGAAAGTTGTTTAATTGTTTGGCATAAACGCATTTAGTGAGCAACCGTTTTCCGCTGAAGGCGCAATTAACTTTGTTGACGCCGCAGCAACGGTAACTGCTGCCTCGAGCGTCACTGCAAGCGCTGTAACAATTATTGATGCGGCATCTGCCATTGCAAGTACGGCTACAGTAACATCGAGCGGCACAAGAGTTCGCGAGTCTGACTCTTTATCTGCTGGCGCATCGGTTACGTCGATTGTTTACATAAGAGATCGCGATAACACGGCAACAATAGCGGCAACGTCTACTGTTACCGCTACAGCTAACAGAGTGCAATCGTCTGGGGCTACAATATCTGCCTCGTCAAGCGTTGCCGTAAGCGCGGTTACGTTATTGGTTGGATCTTCAACAATCAACGCCGTATCTACTGTTAGCGCAAATGGAAATGCAATTAAATCAGGGGCGGCGGCGGTTAGCGCTGTTGCAGGATTTACCGCATCGGCAAGAAAGAAATGGGAAGATTCAGTAATCAATGTAGAGTCTTGGACTAAGCAAACTGCAAATGCAGAGACATGGACAAAGCAATCTACAAATTCTGAAATTTGGACTAAACTAGCGGCATAGGTGAATATATGGCAGTCGTAATTAATGGGACATCAGGAATACAGTTTCCTAACTTTATAGAGAACGATCAAAGCATAGATGCAGACTACACAGTAGGTGCAACTAAGAATGCTGCAAGCATAGGTGACATAGAGATTAGCACTGGCGTTACAGTAACTGTAGCATCTGGTGGGAACTGGGTGATCTTATGAGTACGCTAAGAGTTGACAGTATACAAGACACTGCTGGTACTGATAATCAAGGCAAGATAATACAAGTTACATACGACAGTACAGCACGTCCAAAATTTAGTGCAGCAGTGTCAACACTTACTGATACTGGTTTTGAAGTATCTATTACGCCTAAATTTGCAAATAGTAAAATTAAAATAGACTTTGCTGCGTCAGTATTATCTTCTGCTCATTACGTTGCTATGGATATTTATAGAAATGGAACAACAGGCTTAAGTGGAGATTCTGCTAACGGTCTTACAGGAAGTGTAGCTTATTACACAGCATTTTGGCAAAACGTATCTATGTTTATAATTGATTCTCCAAACACAACTTCTACAGTTACTTATAATATTTTTGCAAAAACTTATTCTGGAACAGTCACTATTGGAGGTGCTGGCGTAGGTGCGTCAAGTACTGTTTATCCGAACTGTGTTTCTTTATCAGCTACGGAGATTGCACAATGATTAACTTAGATGGAGTTGCTGACAAAGTAGATGCAATTGTTTCTTTACGTCCTGACTCACAATGGGCAATGCGTGGTGATGTCCTTGAGTGGTTAGACACAGAGCAAATACAACCAACTGACGCAGAGATAGATGCTGAGGTTATTAGATTACAAGCTGAATACGATGCTAAACAGTACGCAAGAGACAGAGCAACTGCTTATCCATCAATACAAGAGCAACTCGATATGCAGTACTGGGATAGTGTGAATGGTACAACTACTTGGAAGGATGCTATTGCTGCTGTTAAGACGGAGAATCCTAAGCCATGAGTACAATTAAGGTAGACACAATCAAGAACACCAGCAACGTAGAAGTCTTTACTGCTAAGGCGTGGGTTAACTTTAATGGCTTTGGTTCTCCATCAATCAGAGCATCTGGGAATGTGACTAGCATTGTTGATAGTGGTACTGGAATTTATGTAGTAAATTTTACAACAGCAATGACAGATGCAAATTACTCAACTTTAGTTACTTGTGAACAAGCTGAGTTTGCTGGTATGGGATCTGCTACGACTTCATCTGTAACGGTTTATTGTGTAACACGACAAGATAGTTTATCTCGTTCAGACAACGCATTTATGAACGTAGCAGTCTTTAGGTAAATCAAATGAGTACACTTAAAACAGGAAAAGTAAAGACAACAACAATAGCTGACGAGTTAGACACAGAGTCTACTGCGGTCACTAATGTGATTAACGGATCTGCAAAGGCTTGGGTTAACTTTAATGGCACAGGTACTGTAGCTATTAGAGGATCGTTTAATGTAGACAGTATTACTGATATTGGGACTGGTGAGTACAATATTAATTTTATTAATGCTATGCCGGATGCAAATTATTCTACAGTTATATCTGTTGCCAGTGGTTATTCTGGTGTTTCTGCAATCAATAGAACAGGTCAAATTTCAACTTATCTTAACGTTCCTAGTACCACAGCAGTTAGTATTCAAACAGGTGTTAATTACTACTCAGGTAGTACTGTAGAAGATGAGCCTTATGTTTTTGTAACAATCCATAGATAAGGAGTAATAATGGATAAAAGAATTATATATCCCACAGATGACGGAGGAGTTGCAGTCATAGTACCTGCTCCTAATTGTGGATTAACAATAGAACAGATCGCAGAGAAGGATGTACCTACTGGCAAAGCATATCAGATTGTCGATGTAGCTGACATCCCTGGTGATAGAACTTTTAGAAATGCTTGGGAGTATTCATAATGCCGATTGTAACTAACTTAACTAAAGCTAAGACTATTGCACATGAGATGCGTAGAGCTAATCGTGAGGAGGAGTTTAAGCCACATGATGAAGTTATATCTAAGCAGATCCCTGGTGCTGATGCAACTGCTGCTGAGACTGCTAGGGCTGCTATTAGGACTAAGTACGAGACAGTCCAGACTGACATCGATGCAGCTGCAGATGTAGACACACTGATAACTGTTGTGGAGAATATGTAATGAGTAGAGTTGTTATTCAGGGAGATGCTAGTGGGACAGGTGACTTTACCATTGCTGCCCCTAATAGCAATACAGATAGAACTCTGACGCTACCTGATGTTGCTGGGAC